TTTGAATCTGATCGAGACGTTACGGGGGCTTGTTAGTCCCCATCTCATCTCTTTCTGATTCTGCACTGCAGTCGGCCGCCACCAGTTGATCACTGGTACCTCTTGTTGCACTACCCCGTAACTCACCTATGAAGGTGAAAGGAGTTGCCGAGAATGCTAAATGCATCCTGGGTTTCCTGATTGAGGTAGTGAGCGAAGCCGTAAGGCTAATGGATCGTTTACCCTATATGAAAGGGGACGATGAAAAGCCTTATGTCACTCTGGTCCCAGGTAGCGGAGGAATCCGCTGCCTATTGCCGCACTAGCGCCACTTCTGACATTAATACCGTCAGAAGGAGGGTCGAAGGTGAGGGGTTATCGTTTTTGACGATAACCCTACCCGATCTCGGCAAGTCGTTCGAAAGATGGCTTGACGAGGGTAGGGTCGGGATCAACTCTTCTTTTCGAAGGAAAAGAAGAGGAAGGCTCCCCCTATTTCTAGGAGGTTTCTTCTCCCGTGTCTTCGACACTGAAAGCGGCGCGTTGTTCGACGACCCTGACATTGAAGCAATTCTTGCCATTCGTCAACTAACGTTGATGTTTGGCAAGCTGAGTCTCCCTTGCACACCTGCAAGGGTTGCCTCAGCAATGTCGGAATACGTCGAGTGTGAGAAGGAAGTCCGGATGTCAGACTCAAAGATCACGGAGGAAGATTTCCGTGATTTTGAACGTGTGTCTGCCATGCTTTTTCAGAGTGCCTTTACTCGTATAGATCGCGAGATCTATTAAGATAGGGTCATTCCGAAGCACGGACCAGGTGCGGTCGCAGATCGACTTTCCAGCAATGGAAAGTATCGGCTTCGCACATGGACCGACCGACTTGAAGGTGTCTTTCCTGCCTCCAAGTACTTGATCCCGAACATCCATTTTAGGGATGAACTGGATCAGGTGAACTTCCTCGAACCCGGTTCTGAGATGCCCGTGAGGGTCATCGCAGTTCCTAAGACGTTGAAAACACCCCGGATCATTGCAGTGGAACCTGCGTGTATGCAATATACACAGCAAGGGATACTGCGTTTGATCCTTGAATCCTTTTCAAGGGATGAACTCCTTGATCGGATTATCGGATTTGACGACCAGGGCCCTAATCAGGTCATGGCACGTCAAGGTTCGCTTGACGGCGAAACCGCTACGCTCGATCTGAGCGAAGCATCTGATCGTGTTTCCAATGAGCTCGTCAGGCGGATGACTTCAAGGTGGCCTTGGTTTTCTAAGGCTCTTGATGCTACCCGTTCCCGTCGGGCTGACGTAGAAGGCCATGGAATCATTTCACTGGCCAAGTACGCGTCTATGGGTTCAGCGACGTGCTTTCCGATCGAGGCCATGGTCTTCACGACCTTGATCTTTCTCGGAATAGAACGATCGCTCAACGTGACGCTAACCCGAAAGGATATTGAAGAACTTTCGGGTTCGGTGCGTGTCTACGGGGACGATTTGATTGTCCCTGTAGATCATGTGCGTTCCGTAGTCTACACCCT